GTATATGCCATTTGAGAAATTATAATTATACCATCTGAGAAAATGTTCTTTAGCTCCAAAGTGGTCATGAAGAGCTGATTCTGTCATTTTAAAAAAACCATCTTTTTTTCCACTTTCTTCTTCGTAAGGAGTATTAATATTTATTTTAACCATTTGTGCATATCCCCATCCTCTTCTAAAATGACTGCAAATTGCGTCAAATGTTTTATTATAAACATAAATAATTTTAGAATTTTTCTGATGTTCATTTAAATTGGTTGGACATGCATTATGTTTTAATTTATCTGCATCATGTAAATGATTTATTCTAAATGATTTTTCACGTAAATATTGCATAAAATAAGTTTGTCCATTACCACCTATTCCTACAACTATTATATTCATGTATACTTTATACTATTATTTTTTTTTTATATTATACTAGCTAAAAATCTTCATCAAACATAATTTTTTTGTATTGTGAATTTCTGTAAAAAATAGTATTAAACAAGGGTAAGTTATACTTACTAGTATATTTATAATCAAAGCACCAATTACAACAATTATCATTTATATGAATAGCGAAACAATAACAATTCGGTATAATATAATTAAAATATACAAATTGGTCATATATTTGTTGTTTGATATTAATTTTATGATACATATATTTTAATATTTTTATTGAAGAATCATTTACAATGAAGCTTTGAATAATATCAATAACTTCAATAGGTAATAGATTATCTTCCATGAATATTTAATGGTAATGCAGAAGCTAAAGAAAGTTCTAATATTATATCTTTTATTTGTGCTTCATCCATATTTATTAATTTATAGATTATAAAACAATACCAATGGTGTATTCATTAATATTTATTAATAATAAATTATAATTTAAGTATTATTAATATAAGTATATTTTAAAAATTTATTCTTGAGTTGTTTCTTCTAATACACAAGGACAGGTAAACCCATATATAGTATCATCCATTGACCACTGATTTGCTTCTAGTAAATCAATATCTGCATAATCATCGCTATCAGGTTCATAATATTCAGGGTCTTCATCATTAAAAAATAATAATTTGTGTATTTCTTTCAACTCTTCTTCAGTATATTTATCTTTATTTACTATTTCTTCATAACGGTCGCAACCATCCAACATTTCATCACAACAAGCACCAGGAACATCATTTATAACAATATCATCTTTTTTCAATAGTTCTTCTTTCTCTTTTTCATTTAAATCTACAAAAAATGTTCCCCATCTAAAAAATGTGGTTATTTCATATCTTACATTCTTTCCATTTGATAATGAATTGTTCCATTGTTCACATTGATATGTAGCTTTCTTATATTCCGCCATAATTTTATATGTTTTTGATTCATCTTCTTTTGGTGATATTTTATCTTGTATAATTTTATCTTGTATAATTTTATCTTGTATATTTTTATCTTGTATAATTTTATCTTGTATATTTTTATCTTGTATATTTTTATCTTGTATAATTTTATCTTGTATATTTTTATCTTGTATATTTTTATCTTGTATATTTTTATCTTGTATATTTTTATCTTGTATAATTTCCATTATATTTATATATATTGATATGCTTTTAAATATAATATTGTTAAAGAATAAATTTAATATCATTTTCATAATATATTATCATATTATTAGTATAACATTGTTGAAGTAAGTTTTTATATATTTTACAAAGAGGTTCATTATGCGATTTACAAATTTTCTTTACACGTTTTTTATAAAAACTGCAATCTAAAACTTTTTTATTGTTCATTAATATAAAATAATATATTAATATTTATTTTCTAATTCATATAAGGTTGATTGTGATATTTGTCCAATAAAATTACCAAAAATTAAGATTATATTAATTAATATAACAATAAAAAAAGAGAAACAGAATGGTTTATCATTAGAAAAAACAGAGTAAACAGGGTCGCTAGTTAAAAATCTCCATGGAGTATATATAAAAATAAACCAAAAATAACACCATAGCAGTGAATAATATAAAGTATATGTATCAAAATAAGTAATGCTGTTATCTAAATATAAATTTTTGTAAAATAAATAACATACAGGAATACTATGATTAAAATTAGATATAATCCTACATGCTAATTGGTTTATTTGAATACTTTGAGAGTTATCCATATCTTTTAAATCAAATAAAAAATATGTAATCCAATAACCAAATGAAATAACAAAATGAATATTAAATGCAATCGGTAAAAAATGAGGATTATAATAATAAATTAAAGAAGCAATATGCCCAGTATCAGTTAATCGTACAAAAGATTTAAAATAAATATATTTGTTGTCATAGAATTTTGCAAAAGAAATATAATGATTAGTAATAAATAATTTACAAGTAGTAATATAAAATAAAACATATGAATGCCCAAAAAAATAATATGTAATTAAAGGAATATAAAATCCATTATTTATAATATATTTTAAATTCATTTATATTATAAATGATTGAGTATTTTTAAATAATATTATTAATTAAGTTATGATTTCTTGACCATATATAGAGTCATCAAATATAAGTCTGATATTATACCAACCTTTATTATATTTACCATATAATTTTTCCATAGCAAGTGAAAGTTCTTTCATATTTTTATTATACTTGCAACCGTAATTTTCCTCATACCAACTTTTAAATTCTTCATTAAGATCCCGTTTTTGTATAACACCTCCTTCAAATTCTTCAATCTTTGCACCAATAAATTCTTTAATGAAATCTTGGTCAAGTTTATATTCTTTACTCTTACTAATAACTTCCTCACAATCATCAACAACTCCTTCAGTTTCAAACGCTCTTTGAATAAGCATAGATAATAATGTTTCTTTCCATTGAGGATATTTTTTTTCAATATTTTTTGCACCAATAAATACATAAGGATTGCTATTATCTTTTTCAATTTTACTAGTGCTACTAACGAACTTAGAAACAAATTCAACAACCTTAATACGTCTCCATGTACCTTCGTCTTTTGCACCAATTTGGAATAAATCATTAGTACATGGGAACATTTTAAATTGAGGTTTAAATCTAAAATTACCTTTTTGATATAGATTTCTTGCTTGAAGTTCATCACCACCAGTAATTGCTTTCATGATACCAACATTTAATGAATCACCAGGATTAGGTTCATCACATGTTACGAAACGAGTACCACGTAGTTGTGCAATTTCAGGTAAGGCAACACCAGTTCTGCTTCTTTTTTGTGTTAAGAATGAGGTAGGAATATTACCATAATATTCTCCTAAGCATATTTTCATTAAATTCATTAATGCAGATTTACCATTAGAACCAGTACCAACACAAATATTAAATGCAGCATTAAGATTAAGACCAATTAAAGAAGATGCTAATGAATCCCACATATATTTTCTAATATTAGATATAGGGAATAATTTATCAAAATATTCATTAATTTCTTCAACTATTTTTTTATTATAATCTTCAGGTTGAATATAAGCAATATTTGTAGTTTTGGTAATAAAATCATCAGGTGTTCCAATTCTAAATGTTTTTTCATCAAAATCAATAACACCATTAGTGAAACCAAGTAGGTAAGGGTTATCGTCAATCTTTTGATAAAATGAATTAGATTCTTTATGAAATAAATGCTTTGCTTCATTCATAATATTAGATTTTTTTTTAGAATCTTTTAATTTACCTAATATATCTAATATGGAAATAGTTTTTTTTTGTAATTCAGTCCATTGAGGTGCATCATTATCATATTTTGCCATATCAGAAGTAGTTTCAAAACTTTTCTTTTGATATATTTGATACATTTCTTGTGATAATTGCAAATGTAATGAACTAGCACAATCAATAGGTACCCATCTATGTTTATCAAATTCATACCATTCATTAGATTTAATATTAGTACAAATATAACGGTCTTTATATAACTGATGAACTACTTTTGCAATATCATAATCATAACGTGTATTAATAGATTCTTCTACATAATATTGTAAAGTATTTTTCTTAATAGTTTCATAGAGATTTTCAACATTGTTTTCTTTGCTATATTTACTCCAATAGCTTCTAGCCCAAAATGCAATGCTTCTATTAGAAAGATTATTTTCTCCAATATGAAATTTATTACACCATTGATTGAAATATTCGGGGATATCATTAATATTAAATTTGGATGATTGAGAACTGAATTTCATCCATGAAATGAATAATTTTTCATCAGTATTTCTTAGTGCCCAACCGACACGAATCCATTTTTCATAGTCTTCATAATATTCAGATGGTAATATCATTGTATATTCATGTGTAGCTTTCATTTTATCATAATCAGCACAACTTAAATTTTCTTCACAGAATTGTTTTTTTATAATATTATCAACTTGTTCAATACTAGTAATATCTTGAAGTTTTATGTTTTCAGTGGTGACTATATTGATTTTATGTCTAACTTGTTTCATAATATTTTTATCTTTTTCTTTGCACTGTTCTAATACATTTTCTTTTATTTTAAAAAATGCATTTTCACTATATCTTCCACATATTTTTTTGAATAATTCTAAATTCATGCGAATTTCATTTTTTTCTTTAGATTCTTCTAATAAAAATTCGTCGTTTTTATGTTTGAAAATAAAATGCTTATCTAAATAATAAGGTTCATGAGCAGGTTTTCTAGAACCATATAATTGCCATGGTGAAGAACCACTTGAAATGGAATTATCAATGATATTTTCCCATTTATTAGAAAATGGTAGTGATATTTTATTTGGTATTTGGTTCAAAATTTTATCTCTAAGTATATTTTGAATATTATGTTCCATTTGTATACCAATTATTATATGAATACCGTCTTTTGTCCATTCCATAGATTCTCTATTTACATTTTCTTTATGAAAAACATAAACTGGAAATAATTGTTCATCTAATTCAACCATTTCTTTAATATTTTCAAGATATGTTTCAATTATAGTCATAATATCATCATCATTATGCATTCTTGATTCTATTTCAGGACTATATTTAAAATCTAAATCAATTAAAATAGGACTCTTACCGTTATTTAATTGACGTTCTGTTAGATATTCTTTATTTCCATTAACAATAATATGTTCATAATAAATCTTGTAAAAATCATTTAATTTTTCTTCAGGTATATAATATGAACCTCCATATATACCATGTTCTTTATTACCAATTCTTTGATGAGTAGGAGTTTTATCACTTCTTTCAGATTCTTTAATCTTATATTGTCTTAAAAATTCATCCAATAATTTACTTTTTTTCCCCATTTTAGAAGGAGGCATATTTATAATATATATATAATTTATTTTTATAAATCAATTTTATAATTTTATTAATAATAATTTTAAATTATAAAAGAATATTCTTATTTTTAAATTTAAAAAAATAACTTTAATTTAACATATGGAATTTATAAATAAAGAGAGCATTCAACGATTAGCAAAAGATGTTAAAGATATTATCAAAAATCCATTAGACGAGAATAATATATTTTATAAACACGATGATGAAAATATTTTAAAAGGTTATGCTTTGATAATTGGTCTTGAAAATACACCTTATTATGGAGGATATTATTTTTTTAATTTTGATTTTCCAAATGATTATCCATATACACCACCTAAATTAACATTTTTATCAAATAATGATAATATTAGATATAATCCTAATTTATATAGAACTGGAAAAGTATGTTTATCTATTTTGAATACATGGAAAGGTGAATCATGGACTTCTTGTCAAACTATAAGAACTATTTTACTTACATTGTGCACTATATTAAATGATAGACCTTTATTAAATGAACCTGGTATAAATGAAAAAAACAAAGATTGTTCGGTGTATAATGAAATTATATTTTATAAAAACATTGAAAATAATATTTTAGGAATTATGCAAAAAAAATTTACTCACATTAATAATCATTATAGCTTATTTGAAAGTTATATTTTAAAAAAATTTAAAGATAATTTTGAAAAGCTTAAAAATATTATCAAAGAAAAAAAGCACGAAAAAAGTAAATTATTGAAAACCGATATGTATAATATGGCTGTCAATATTAATTATAATAATTTATACAAAAAATTTATAAAAAATAAAATTGAAAAATAATATAAAATATACCTGAACTATATATATTATGGAATTTTGTAAACAATGCAAAAATATGTATTACATTAAATTAAAAAGTGAAGAAGATAATAATAATTTAACCTACTATTGCAGAAATTGTGGTTTTGAAGATGATAATATTCAACAATCAAATATTTGTGTATCTAAAACAAAATTCAAAAAAAAAACTCAATCATTTAATCATATTATTAATGAATATACAAAATTAGATCCTACAATTCCACGAGTTTATAATATGGAATGCCCTAATGCTGACTGTAAAACAAATAAAGAGAATACTAGTAAAGAAGTGCTTTATATTAGATATGATGATGAAAATATGAAATATGTTTATATGTGTTGTATTTGTGATTTTATATGGAAAAATGAAGAAAGATAAATTTATTTAATTTTATAAAATATTTTTTTATCGTATATTTTATATATATATGAATTTAATAACAGCTATTATTGCTTTAATAAAATATGCAATTGGTAATATTAACATAGTAAATAATATATATAGTGATGTACAACAGGTAGCAAATGATTCTTATTATGAATTTGAAATTAAAAATGGACAAATACATGGAATGGTATTTGTTTTGAAAGGTAATGTTTCAGTTGCACCTGAAGTACAAAATGGAGGTATGTTTGGTATGTCGTCTTCAAAAAAATATTATTTAAAAAATACAACTGAAGCATCTATACTATATGATATTGTTTCTGAAAAAGGACATCTTGGTATGTTAAAAAAAATACGTGATTATTTTAAAAAAAATGTAGAACATGGTAAAGGGATTGATGATTTGCATTTTTCAAGTTTTGCAATTATTAAATCTTGTGAATCATATTCTCTAATGTATCCAAAATATAAGAAATATTGTCAATTCTTAAAAT